CCTAAAGAATTTTTAAAGAAAGTACATAAGTGAATATTAATTCACAGAATGTATCAAAAGCAGAAGAAGCATTATTAATAGCAAGTAAAGACTTAATTGCTTTTGGTAAACTCTTCTTGCCTGAAGATTTTATGCGTAGTGAGACACCTTTCTTTCACTATGAGATGTCAGATTCTATTGATGATAAAGAAACAAAACAATTAGCTATTATAATACCTCGTGGTCATGGGAAGACTGTAGTAACAAAGGCGTCTATATTAAAAGATTTCTTATTCTGCCCTGGTGGTGATGACTTTCTATTCTATGCTTGGGTATCAGCTACACAGAAACTTTCAGTAGGTAATATGGATTATATAAAACATCACTTGGATTATAATGACCGTATAAAGTATTATTTCGGTGATACGAGGGGTCGTAAATGGACAGAAGAGGATATTGAATTAAAAAATGGATGTAAGCTAATAAGTAAATCAAATGTTGCTGGTATACGTGGTGGTGCAAAGTTACACAAGAGATATGACTTAATTATACTTGATGACTTTGAACATGAAGCAAATACTATTACAAGAGAAGCAAGAGATAAGAACGCTAACCTTGTAACAGCTGTTGTATACCCTGCATTAGAACCACATACGGGAAGATTAAGGGTTAATGGGACTCCTGTTCATTATGATTCATTTATTAATAATTTACTTACTAATTTTTCAAAAGCTGAAAAAGATGGTGAAGAATTTGCCTGGAGGGTAATTACGTATAAAGCTACTCAACCAGACGGAACACCTCTCTGGGCATCGTTTTTCCCAACTTCTAAATTAGAAGAAAAGAAGAAGTTCTATATGGACTCTGGTCAGCCTCACAAGTATTATCAAGAATACATGATGGAGGTTATGAGTGAAGATGACGCAGTATGGACAAGACAACATACTAAATACTATGAAGGATATTATAAACATGAAGATGGCATTAATTACATTGTAAAGGATGGAAACGAAATACCAGTTAATACATTTATTGGATGCGACCCTGCAACCGACATTGATACTAAACATTCTGACTTTAGTGTTATTATGGTTATTGCTATTGATGCTAATAACGAGTTATATGTACTCGAATACGAGCGTCATAGAAGTATACCGACTGTTGGCACAAAGGATTCATCTGGAGAAATTATCGGACGTACTGGAGTCGTTGACTATATCATATCTCTTTATGATAAATATAATTGTATTTCTGCAACTGTTGAAGATGTTGCTATGAACCGTAGTATATTCCAAGCCCTCAATGACGAGAGGAGAAGGTTAAATCGTTTCGATATAGCAGTTATCCCGGAGAAACCGGGAGGTACTAATAAAAGAAATAGGATATATAGCGGTTTAAGCGGTAGATTCAGCATGGGAACTGTACATATTAGAAAAAATATGTTTGATTTAATAAACGAAATAGTTACATTCGGACCTAAAATGAGTCACGATGATACGATTGAAACGTTATATTATTCACAAATACATGCTTTTCCACCAAATATGAAACAAAAAGAAAATAAACAAGGCTGGTTTAAACCAAGTAAAAAAAGAGCAAAGAGTTGGATAGTTGCATAATGTGGAGATAAAATTATGACAGACAAGAAAGAAAGAAATTATTTTGAAGAAAACAAGTCTTTATTCAATGCTGATGAGATTGAGAGGATAAATAGTATTGCAAGTAGATATGATGGAGCCAAAAGTTTTAGTGAGTTTTATAATACATTTTATCCGCAAACTAGAGAGGGGCAGGACTCTGCTTCTAAGCAGTTTATTAAATATCCTAAGCGGTCAAAAAATGCATGGATAAAAGAATATAAAAATTATTTGAATCTGTTTAACAAGGAACACTTGCAAAAAGTAAAAGAAAATATGATTATGGACTCTTTTAAAGAAAAACCTATACTGTAACAATAAATGGGAAATAATAAAGACAAATTGTGGGCAAATGTTGGCAAGGCGATGCACACTGCATTAAAGTTGGAAAAGTAAATGCCTGAATCAAGATTTAAAAATGCAAATACTTTAAAAGGCGGTAATTACTGGCAAAATTATGTTAGCCAGAATCCACTGTATGATGATGATATTCCATTACTACGATCAAGAGGTTCAATAGATAAATCAAAAGATGTATTTAGATCATTGTATGATTTTTTAGGTGTAAAAACAAGTGTTGGTAAAAAGGGTCTCGATATAGATTTCTTTGAGAGAGGGAAGTTTGCATTTCCAATTGGGAAAGATAAGTTATTATATGGAAAATATAATAGGGCAAGAGGAGAAGGAGAGAAATTTAGTGACTATGATTGGAAGTTAGGCGTTAAATTTCAAATTTAATAACTAGGGAATAATTATGACAAAAAGAGGAAGAAAAAACAAAGCAGCTATCAATAAGCAACTATGGGATAGGGCTAATAGTACACACAGAACAAAGTGGATTACAAAAAGTCAACAAGGGTATGATTTCTATTTAGATGAGCATTTATCAAGTGACGAGATTGATAATTTAGAAGAAGCTGGGATGCCTACATTTACTATTAATAGGATTCTTCCTATTATAGAGATTATGAAGTATTTTGTTACAGCTAACAATCCAAGATGGAAAGCAGTTGGCGTTACTGGTGACGATACAGACATTGCACAAATCCATTCAGAATTAGCTGACTATGCATGGCATTTATCTAATGGTAAATCATTATATGGTCAAGTGGTATTAGACAGTCTAGTCAAAGGAGTTGGATACTTCCTTGTTGATGTTGACCAAGACATGGACAGTGGAAAAGGTGAAGTACTATTTAGTCGTATTGACCCTTACGATATATTTGTAGACCCATCTAGTAGAGACTTCTTATTTAGAGACGCTGGGTTTATTATGATAAAGAAATATTTATCAAAAACTCAATTAAAAAATATGTTCCCTCAATACGCTGCTAAAATTAATAAAGCATCTGGGGACACCGCTGGAAATTATTCATATTCACAAACTGGTTCAAATGATTCTAAAATAGTTCACACAGGGGATATTCATAGTACATATACCCCTGAAGCAGAAGAAGATGAATTAATAAACTATTATGAAAACTATAGTAAAATAAAAGTTCCATTTGTAAATGTCTTTTTACAGATACAACCATCGGAAGCTGATTTAGCTGAAATAAAGAAATCAGTAGATGTTCAAGTGCAGGAGTTTTCAGATGAAGTAAATGTAGAAGTCCAAGAAAAGGTAATGCAAATACAACAGGCTCTACAAAATGGTGAGATTATAGAAGACAGGGCTTCATTAGAAATAGAAAAAGCACAGAAGATGGCAGAAACTGCAATAGCAGAGAAACGACAAGAGCTAATGTCTATGGCTCAAGATGCAGTTACTAGAATTGAGCAACAAGTATTACGTAAAAGAGACTTTGATTCATTGATGGAGAGTAAAGAGTTTAAAAGCACAGTTGTAGATGCTGTAGACTTTTATGAGACTCGTATTAATTTAGTATGTAGCGTAGGGGATGATACTTTCTTATATGAATATGAATTACCTATTACAGAATATCCAATAGTACCAATTCCATATCTTTATAGTGGGACTCCTTTTCCTATGAGCGCAGTAATGCCTCTTATCGGAAAGCAACAAGAGATTAATAAAGCTCACCAGATTATGATACATAATGCTAATTTAGCTAGTAATTTAAGATGGATGTATGAAGAAGGTTCAGTTGATGAATCTGAATGGGAACAATATAGTTCTTCTCCTGGTGCATTGTTAAAATACAGAAGTGGATTTGCTCCTCCAACTCCCGTATTACCAGCACCTATCAATAATGCTTTCTATACCATTACACAAGAAGGTAAATCTGATTCAGAATACATATCTGGTGTGCCTTCAGCTATGATGGGATTTACTAGTGAGCAATCTGAAACATATAGAGGTTTACTTGCTAACGATGAGTTTGGTACTCGTAGATTAAAATCTTGGATGTCTACAATAGTTGAGCCAGCTTTAGAACATCTAGGTAAAGTATTCCAGATGGTATCTCAAAAACATTATACTATTGATAAGATATTTAGAATAGTACAACCAGGGGCAGGAAACGAACCTCAAGAAAAAGAAGTAAGGATGAACATACCAATTTATAATGACTATGGTGAGGTTATTGGTAAATCATTAGATTACGAATCTGCAAGATTTGATACTCGCATAGTATCAGGTGCTACAATGCCTGTAAACAGGTGGGCATTACTTGAAGAATATTTTAAGTGGTTTCAAGCCGGGTTAATTGATGACATAGCTATGGTAGCTGAAACTGATATAAGAAACAAACGTCAGCTTATAGAACGTAAAAGCTTATATGCTGAAATGAGGAATCAAATACAACAGTTATCAGAAGCCATGAAAGACAAAGAAGGGACTATTGAAACACTTGAACGTCAATTAGTACAGGCAGGTATCAAAATGAGAGTACAGCAAGGTGATAATGAAGTGCGTAAAGATGTTTTACAGACAGAGGCAGAACAAAAACTATTACGTGGTATGATGCAAGGTGAGTTCCAAATGGCTAAAAAAGAATTAAGTAGAGAACTAAAAGCAGTCGTACGAGAAGAAAAAAATAAACAGAAAAAAGACTTTGACAGTAGTAAGTAACTGCTGTAGATTAAAAGAGAACATAAAAAAGGAACTAAAATGGACACAAATGTACAAGTAAGCAACGATTCAGAAACTCAAGGAATTGAGTCTCTGCAGTCCCCTGAAAGTGCGGACTTTGATTCAAGTGATTTTTTCGAGGCACTTGATTCTAATGTTAATGGTGGTATATTAGAGCGTAATAGCGATATAAACCTACAAACTTCGGAAGAACAGCCAACCTCTAGTCAAGATATGATTGGCAAGAGCCCTGTTGAAGATAATGATACGGATGTTGAAAATCTGCAAAAAAGGTATAGTGATTCTAGTCGTGAAGCTAAAAAGCTAAACGCTAAGTTAAGCGAAATAGAACCGTATATGCCTATCCTCGACGCTATGAGAGAAGACCCTAATTTAATTACACATGTACGTAATTATTTTGAGGGTGGAGGTCAAGCCCCTGTAAGTATGAAAGAACAATTAGAACTTGGAGAGGATTTTATATTTGACCCTGATGAAGCTATGAGTAACCCTGATTCAGATTCATCTCAATTGCTAAACGCTACTATTGATGGTATTGTTCAAAAACGATTGAACACTACATTGTTAGCACAGCGTAATGAGAACCAACGCCTTACAAGGGAGTCGGAGTTCAGACAGAGGCACGAGATGGGTGATGAAGAATGGTCAACATTTGTAAAGTTTGCTAAAGATAAATCTCTACAATTAGACGACATTTATTTTCTAATGAATAGAGGCAAACGTGAGCAAAACATAGCTAAAAATGCCAACGAGCAAGTATCACAGCAGATGAAACGAGCAAAACAAAAGCCTCAATCATTAGCTACCGCAGGTAGTCAGGAACAACAAGAATCATCTCCAGAAGATAAAGTGTTTGATAGAATACTGGGTATTGACGCAAAGCTAGATGAAGCATTTGGTATATAAACCAATTGCTTAATCGTTAATACAACATGTGTATTAATAAAATAATACACGAATGGAGATAGAATATGGCTGATTTATTTAGTCTAGAGAGTGGATTAACTGAGGGTTACGCAGCCTCGCAGGGAAGCACTCTTGACACTGGTGACCTTCGTAGAAAGTATGATTTCGGAGCTAGAGTATCTGAGCTTGCAATAGCACAAGACCCTTTCTTTCGATTCGTATCGAAGCTATCCAAAAAACCGACGGATGACCCCCAGTTTAAATTTACTGAACGTCGTCCCTCGTTTCATAAGCGTTATGCTTATGTAACAAATCATGGGGCAACCGCCCCAACTAGTGGTGCAGGAACAGATGCTACAGTTGACGCTGGAGCCGTTGATGCTGGAGATACATATTATTTGTGTATGGGTGGAGATTATGAATCCGCTGGTAACATTGGTAATGTGTATGGCAATTCAACTAATGAAATTTCAGTTGGTGACAGTGGTACTCAACCTGCTTTTTTCATTCCAGGTCAATTAGTTAAAGTACCGTATGGTTCTTCTAGTAGAACTTTTTCTGGTGGACTAATTAGTCAGGTCGATGATTATTTAGTAGCAAAGGTAACATCTGTAGATACAAGTAGTGTTTCTAACTATGCAGTGTTAAAAACTGAAATTGTTAGAGGTACTTCATCTGCTATAGAATTAGCTTCTTATTACGCTGCTGATAATGCTGTTGATGGTCAGGATATTTCTGGAATGACAATATCGTCAGAACTTGAAGCAAAAAGAAGTTACGTTATTGGTACTGCTTTTGCACAGGGTTCTGGTTATCCAGAAACATGGAAAGACAATCCCTTCTCAACTGGTTTTGGAAATACCCAAATCTGGAAGACTGCAATGGCGATGGATAACACGACTCGTGCAACTGTTCTTAAATACGACTCAAATGAATGGGCTCGTGTTTGGAAAGAAAAGTTGATTGAACATAAGTGGGATATTGAACAATCATTATTGTTTAACGGAGCTGCTTCTTCAAGTGGTTCTGAATGGACAACTGATGGTGTTGTTTCATACATTTCATCTTATGGTAATCAGTTTACGTTGCCTTTATCAACTAAATCACAAGATTCATTCTTAGATGATTTATCTACTTTCTTAGACCCTCGTTATAATAACTCTAATGCTACATTATTCTTTGTTAGCACTTCAGTTTATAACTGGTTACATAAGTTAAGTGGATACTTCGGTAATAATGTTGGCATGGTTCAGTTTGGTGGAGGAACAACCCCAAGTCCAAGCGCTAATAGCTTAGGTAGAGCTGATTTATCTATGTTAGGTAAGAAGAAAGTCTTTGGTGTTGATATTACTGTAATTTCTACTCCTTATGGAGATATGAACATTGCCCGTAATATTCACTTAGACGGCACTGATATTGGAATACTCGCTGTTAACATGAAGCATTTAGCTTACCGACCGTTGGTTGGTAACGGTTTGAATCGTGATACAGCAGTATACGTAGGTGTTCAGACGCTAGAGAATAGTGGTGTTGACCGTAGGGTTGACTTAATCCAAACAGAAGCCGCGCTTCAGGTAGAAATGCCCGAAGCACATGGTATCTGGATTGCAAGTTAATAGGAGTTAATTATGGCTAATCCTCTATATGGACAAAACAAAGCAGATGGCGAAATAGACAAAGCGAGTGGAGCATTACAAAGCCTATTGGCTAGTGATACTCTTGTTGCTGGAGATTCTGGTGGAGTGATATTATTTACACCGCCCGCTTCGGCTGGAGCTTTAGTAATTACACTTCCAGCTCATTCCCCAGGCTTAGAGTTTACAATCGTACAGGCATCCGCTTATGATACAGCTGCATGCACAATAGAATCTGTTGATGGTAATGACTTTTTGGGTAATATTGATGCTCAAACTGGTGCTGGTGATAACTCAGCTGGAACTGATGATAAAATCAGTTTTGGCAGTGGTACAGTGGCTGGCGACTATGTAAAAATAGTTAGCGACGGTTCACAATGGGTTGTTGTTGGTAGTTGTTCTAAGGTTACTACTAATGGCGTAGTATTTGCTTAATGCATAATCTGAAATTCGTGATGTAATAGCACGATATAAGGATATAACTATGAAGATGAGGCTCTCTATTTATTTTACTCCTCCTTTTTTAATGGATGAGCCTCTTTCTTCATAATCACTTAATAAAATAAAGATTTATAAATGGCAACTACTAATATAGAATTAGATATAGAGAATATTACTGGTGTAGCAGACGCTAATGACCAGTTTGTTATTTCTGCACAAAAGTACGTAGCGTCTAGTATACCTAAAGATTTATTATGGTTCGCATCTACGGCTGCTACCATTACGTCTAGTTCAGGTATAGATATACAAACAGCTGATTCTATATTGTCAGTAGATAGAAATGGATACCCTTCATATAAAGTCCCATTTAGTATGAGTAAGTGGATTGATGACAGCACAAGTCTACATAATGCAACTGCATTACATCCTAAACATTACGATAAAGGTGGAAAGATTTATATTAAACCAGACCCTGATGGTAGCAATACAGGGACAGTACAATATGTAGATTATTCACAAATAGATGATGATTGTGATTTAAGAAACGCTGTTGTATTCCATGCGAGCGCTAAAGAATTTACACAATTAGCAACTGATGGATTACCAAGTTGGACATCCCCATCAGCTCCAATACCACCGTCATCCCCTAATTTTGGTAGTGATTTATCAATTAGTTCATCTCCCCCTGTAGTCCCAACAATAACAGCTTCTACAGTAGACACAAGCGGGTGGACTTCTCCTACATATACAAAACCAGTATTAGCTCTAACATCTAACCCAAGTATAACAGATTTAACAATAAGCGCTGTTTTACCAGTGCCCCCAAGCGTCCCTTCATTTGATACAGGTGATATTTCAGTAAGTGCAAGCTTACCTACATATTCTAAACCAGTATTATCATTATCTACATTATCTAGTATATCTGATTTAAGTATATCATTGTCACCCCCAGTCCCACCAGTTATAGCAGCTACAACATCTAATTTAACTACATGGGATGGTTCTTCAAGTGGTGGTATAGTAGTTGATAGCGAGCTATTATCTTCTGCTCCTGTATATACATCTCCAGTATTAGAATCAAGAACTGCATTTACAGATTATACAAGTGGATTAAGTGAGTTAGACCCTGGCGTATTATCAATATCATTAACTTCACCAGTCCCTCCATCGTCCCCAAGCTTTACAACGCCTGATGTAAGCAGTGTTACTGTATCAAACTTAGGAGTTCCTCCTACATATACATCTCCAACTACAACTATAAGTGATACTGCATGGGCAACTGCCTATCCAGATCAATATACTGCTGTAACTATTGCATGGACAGCTGTTAATGAAGAGATAGATGAGTGTTTAACTATTGTAGATGATATGCATGAACAGATTACTTCAGCAGAAGCTGCTTATGACAAATTTCGAGCAGATGGTGGTGACCCTGCATTATTTGGAGATGAAACTCAATACTTAACAGGTGTGGGATTAGCTCATGTAAAAGATGCTTTAGACAATGCAAGAACTATTATAGATGATGGAGCTAATTCTCCTACAGGAAATGCATCTGGAGATGCAGCTACGTATCTTTATACAGAGGAAGATACAGAATTATTACAAGGAGCTTTAGGTATTGCGAACAGTGAAATTCAAAGAGCAAATGCTCATATATCAGATTGGAATGCAGCAGTTCAGTCTTTGAATGCAGAAGGACAAGGATTTCTTGCTACTTCACAAGGTTTTGGAACAGAAATACAATCAAAACTTGGTGTAGCTAATTCATATATAGCTGAAATTAAGTCAAGATTAAGTAATGTACAACCTAAAGTTTCAGAATATCAAGCAAAAGTTCAAGATGCTTTACATGAATTTAATGATGCAAACGCTGAATACCAAGCTAAATTACAAGAGGCTATACAACAAGCTCAAATAAATGCACAAGAGGCACAACAAGAAGCTAATTTAAAGTTACAAAAAGAACAACAAGAGTATGGTTCTAAATTACAAAAGTTCCAAGCAGAAGTTGGCAACTATCAGGCTGATGTATCTAAAGAAGTCCAAGAATACACACAGAAATTAGCACAATATCAAGTTGAATTAACCACATCATTACAATCATGGCAAAAAGAAGAAAACGATAAAGTTGCAAGATACCAATCGGAAGTTCAAAATAATTTAAATGCGTTTAATGAAGATACTGCAGAGTACCAAGCAACATTACAAATAGCATTAAAAAATGCAGACTTATCTAGCGCAGGCGATGGGTTAATGATACAAAAGTTTAGTTCTGAATTAAGCTCATATCAACAGCAAGTAAATAAAGACATACAACAGTTTACTAATAATTTTCAAAAGAATATACAAGTATATCAAGCTGAAAACCAGGCTAAGTTAGCAGAGTACCAAGCCAATATACAAAACGAGTTAAATGAATTTAACAAAGAACAAACTGTTTTCCAGAATGAATTGCAAGAAAAGATACAAGAATCTACAAACCAACAAACTAAAGATTCACAAGAATATTCTTCTAAACTGCAAAAATATAGTAGCGAAGTACAAGCATACCAACAAGACGTAAACAAGCAAATACAAGAGTACACAATTAATGAAGTACAAAAAGAATTAGCTATTTGGAATACAAATATACAAAGTGACTTACAAACATATTCATCTGATATGCAGAATGAATTAAACAAGTTTAATAAAGAATCACAAATATATCAATCAGAAGTACAAGCATCTATACAAGACGCTCAATTAGAGAGCGCAGAAGAAGGGCAAAAAATACAGAAGTACAGCGCAGAGTTAAATAGCTACCAACAAGATATTAACAAAGAAGTACAAGATTTTGTAAATACTCTTAATAAAGAAGTTCAAGAGCACCAAGGTAAAATAGCATTATATACAGCAGATATACAAAAGTACCAATCTGATTTAGCTGAAAAAACACAAGAAAGTAATGTTAGCACACAAAGCGTACAGTATTATGAAAAACAAGCTGATAAATATTATAGTTGGGCTTTAAGTGAAGTACAACAGTATATACAAAATAATAGCAAAATAATTAATAAAACAATAGCGGCTCAACAACAAGCTGCGCAACAATAATATAGAGGTTAAAAATGGCAAATAGAGTAAATTTTTCAGTATCATGTACACCGGTGGTTTCCGTATCATCTGGTGAAAATGTTGCTGTAGATACTATCGCAGTTGATATGCAAAAAAGTTTGGGAGGGTCTGGCGAAGTGCAAAGCGGAGAAACAAGCCCTTCTGTTACCGTTGATTTTACAACAACTACTGGTTATTCATCGAATACCGTTGCTTATCAACAAATTAATACAAATGCTTCAACAAGTCAAATTATAGCAAATGCATCAAGTACAGATTTCATTTGCATTAGACATACTGGTTTTGAGTATAGTACATCGACCGCTTTGAGTAGTACGTCAACTACCATGGCTGTTGATATTTACGTTGGAACACAATGTGTAGGGTCAATAAGGGCAGACGAGGCAATAGTTTTACCATTAAGAGGTAAGACCGGGGCTGTGGTTATTGGTGGCAGGCTACAAACTGGCACAACTGGAGTTGCTTTAGAAGTGTTTGCGACAACATAATGACTATACAAGAAATAATGGAGCGAGCTGGCACTAAAGATACTACGTTAGCAATAGCATGGATGAAAGATGCTTTCCATTTAATACAGTCTAATGTTAAAGAAAGTACAAAAGTACAAAAAAGCAATATAATAGATGGTATACGTAAGTATCCATTACCAGCTGATATGATAGCATTAAAATCTATATCAGTTAAAGATACGACTGATGATAAGTATAAAAAGATACGCAGAATCATACAAGAACCAACTGTAACCGAAGATACAGACCCCGAGTAAAATATGAGCTACGACACTAATAAATCATGGTTATATAGACTAGAAGGTAGATATATCTATTTATGGCAATACATGGATGGAGCGGCTACAACTATGTTAGATGGTCATAGGATACAACTACCTGATGAATATTATGGTAAACAGTTAATTTACCCAGATGAAGACATTACAAATGGATTAAGAATAGAGTATACTTCACTATCAGAACCATTTGTTGATGAAGCATGGGAATCATTGTCTGCAAGCGCAAGTGGAACAACTATTTCATTTGGAGACGGAACTACTGTAATAACTGGAACGGGTTTATTCGGAGATTTTGATACTGACGGTGGGGAAGGAATTAGAATAATTGGTTCAGCTTCAAATGATGGAGATTATACTACTGCTAGCGCAGATGATGACTCAATAACAATAAGTGGTGATACGTTTACATTAGAATCAGCTGGCGAAAGCATTACAGTATACCAAATACCAGATGAAGACGCATCGCCAAGTGAAACTTCCCATTTAAACTTAAATAGGATGTTATCATTAGCAGTGGTAGATTATTTAAAAGCTATGTTATCTGAACAACAAGGGAATCTAGAAGTTAAAGAATACTATATGAAGCAGTTTTGGAAAAAGGTTGGAGATAATGAAAGTAATAAGCGTAAGATTTCTATGACATTCCCAAGTAGCCCTTATGCTATTAGATAAATTAAAGAAAGTATTTTACTAATATACAAAAATGTAGTATATTAAGACATAACAAAGATGACCATGAGAATAGCCAAGCTCGGTAAGTCATTGTAAATAACGGAGAAACAAGATGGCATTATATACAGTAGCAGAATCACAAAGAATATCACTAGGTCAGTATGGGTCTGCATTCGTAGATACTACTGGTCAATACACTCCCCCTTCAGGATTAAATATAGCAATGATTACAATGTTAACAGATGTTGAGTTTGCAGAACTAACTCCATCTGATACAAGTGTATGTTTTGGTACTACAACAGCATCACCTGGTACAGGAGGAGACACGGTAACATCATCAGATACATTCCCAGCTGGTATTACTATTTATGGTAAGTGGGACAGTTGTACATTGCAGACAGCTGGTGATAAAATAATTATATACTTCGGTTCATAACATGCCAAGATTAGGTCTGGCAAGTTTATTAACTACATACGCTACAAAAGTAGCAGCTGTCATACGCAGATACTGGGAAGACGAACATGATTTATGGCAGGCTATGGGAGATGTATGGGAACAGCAAAATTAATGATTTTAAGTACAACCATGTCAAATAAGTTTCGGGCGGTAAGTTGTATAATTAACAAGGAAACTATAAGGTAAAATATTATGGCTACATTAACAGGTAAAACAATAGCTTCAACATATAAAGACTTACTACAGGTAAGCAATTCTAATTCAGGAATAGACGGGACTAAAAGAGCCGTTTCTGATGGCGAAGCGACCGCATCACCGTTAGAATTAAGTTCATCCGCAGTCAACATTTCAAGCGGATTTGAAATAGCAGGTTCATCCGTAACCTCCACAGCCGCAGAGCTCAACATCATGGATGGAAGTGCTACGACTCAAGCAACTGTTACATTAGCAGGAACAGATGGTGTAGTAATATCAGATGGCGATACGATGAAACAAG